NCTGTTCTTAAACATGTTCTTTAATTCTCTGGGTCTTCCTCTTTGTGCCATGAGCTTTAAAAGATTAAGAAGTATATAAATTTATGTAGAAGTAACTAATTCAGCAGCAGTTGCTCCTCTCACATATAGTTTTGCACCACTCATAAATAATGCTCCACTTATTGTTGGTTGAGCTGCTAAAACTCCTGATATTGTTGGCACTATTAATTCACTTGGTACACATATGTCTCCTACTAATTCAACCATTATCCACCTCCTACAATACACACCCAAAACTGCTTAGGTGCATTTATTGAAAAGATTGCTGAGCCTGACATGCTTAGAGCCACTAATGCTCCTGACATAGTATCCATTTCAGAATATTTATAGGGCCCTAAAACTCTGGCATTTAAAATACCTACCATTTAATCCTCCTTCTTAGGTTTATTTTTTTTAACCTCTTCCACTGGTTTTATAGAATCTAAATAATACTCATTTTTACACCTGTGTATTTGTTATTCTACAAATAGCTTTAGGATTTGTTACCATTGTAACACCTACTTCCCAAGCTCTGATAGTTGTTTTAATTCCAGGGTCATCTATAATTGCTGTTGTTATTCCTGCTACACTTTTCCATGTTGATGCAAGCTGTCCAATAATAACAAGAGCTTCATCAGCTGGAACATTATTACTTTTAATAATTGTTAATCCACAAATTCGCCCAACTACTCCATTTTTTACAACATCTACACCTTTAAATGAAGGGTTATTTATAACTTTTGAATTCCTCATAAGGTTTACATGATCTATTGGAGATAATAACAAATATCCATTTTCAAGAGCATCATAATTATACTCATCTATTTTTCTTATTGCTGTAAGAATATCATAAATAGGGTCTCTGTCTGTAATTGTTGCATCATCCCATGGGTCTGTTAAAGCAGATGTGAGAATTCCAGATGCACCTATCCATGCAGCATAAATAGCAGCATCAACAGAATTAGCAATAGCTTCTCCAACTCTCATTGTTGTCCTTGCTAAAACATCAATTTCATTGGTTTTAATATCTTCCCAATAACAAACACTTTCACCTGGGTGTTTCTGATGTCTTGCACTTTTCTCAGACCAATTAGGTTCAAGAAATGGAAAGCCTGCACCTCTTGAAGTATATTTAAGTCTTCCTTCTCTTGTCCCAGCACCTGATAATACATTTCTATCTTCTTCAAAATAAGTTTCTTTCCATGCAGAAGAAGATTGAACAGAACAAACTTGCTTGAATTTATATTTTAATAATGCAAATCCTTTTACAGCACTATCTACATTTTCTTTTCTTAATATATATTGTCCGTGTGTTTCATTTGCCATTATCCTGGAATATCTAATTGAACCTCTATAGTTTCATTTTGAGAACCATCTTCTAAAGCTTTTCCAAAGCATTTAGTTGTCTTATTAGTAGTGCCTGCTCCACTTACAATATTGCCTCCTGAAAGACAAACCCAATCACCGCATGTAATTGTCCCACCACAATAACAATCAAAAATTCCTGTTTGCCATAATGCTATTTCAAGAGCACCATCACTTGCTTCTTTATCTGCTGATGCAATACCAACAACATTATCTAAAATATTAACTCCAGAAATAGTTCCTCTTGCATCAACACCACTCATAATAGTTCCTTTTTTAATATGCTGTGCATCTGCACAAGTAAAATCAACTAGGGTTCCGTGTAAATCATTAACCAGTACTGCTTCATTCGCCATTTTTTTCAGGAGAAAAGAAGTAGTACCAGTCCTCTTTTCAAATAATTAAATAACTTGAACTATTTAAATCTTTTGTTTTTTTATCTTTTTTCTAACTTCTCTCATAAACAGGTTAAATTGATTATTTACCTCATGCTCAGCTACAACAATATCATAGTGATACCATGCCCAGCCTATAAAAAAGCAAGCTATACCATATAGAAACGCTAATATGAAGGCCACAGAAATAGTCTGTGATGTTATTGAAGTGTATAATCCAAGCATAATTATAAGATACTTTATATAATTTGTAAGACTATATCCTTTTTCAAAATATGCTTTCCATAAGCAGAGTTTATAGCATTTCATATCCTTCTGGGTGGATTTCATCTTCTTTTATTCCTATTGGCGTGCATTCTAAAGCCCGATTCCAAACAATTCTTTTTGGTAAATTAGGACTTAAATCTATTTCTGGAACTTGTTTTGCTTTTAAAAGTTTTCTTAATGCCCATGTCAGATATCTCATACTTGGAGAAAACTCAGTTCTTGGAGATATACTAACAGTTCTTAAAGCCATATCTAATTGTTCTTTAGGAACTATAAATTCCCATAATTGAATAGGCCTCACACCTGTCTGAATTGTATCTCCACCTTTAAAATTTGGAAAAGGCCATGGTTGCGCAGAGAAATCATCTATAAATCTTGCTACATCTCTGTAATATCCGCGAGTAATAGCATAGATATGCATTATTCTTCATCAACAAATGGGTTTACTTCTCCTTTTTGCAATGCCTGAGCATATTCTATATCACTCATTTTCTTTGGTTTTTCTTCTGGTTTCCCTGCATCACTTCTTCCTCCCAGAGCTGCTTTTGCTGCCAATTGTTCTTTTCTAAGTTGAAGTTCTTCTTGTTTTGCATTTGCTTTTTCAAGCCTTTCAGCAGCCTCATTTGCTCTGTCAATGAGAGGAGTTGTTTCTGACTGAACCCCCTCTTTAGTGTCCTTAGTTGGTTTAACTTCTGCTGGTTCTTCTTGTACTTTTTCTTCATCCATTTTGATTAACCCCCTTTCAATTTTTCTAATTCTCCAGTTCTTAATGCTTCTGCTTCTTCAAATTTCTTTTCTCTTATTAATCTATAATATTCTGCATCTAATCCTCTTTCTTCTAATTCTCCTATTCTCTCTGCTTGTAGTTGTTCTACAGCTCTCCTGTCAATCTCAAGTTTTATTTTTGCAGCATTATAAAAAGTTCTTAATTGTGCTACAATATTTAAAAAGGGAATTTTATGTATTAATCTCCCTACATCTTCAACTATTCTTTCTTGCTCATCTAAAGCTATTTGTGCACCTTCTGCATCTTTATGTCCTAATGCAGTATGCACTCCAAATCCTAATGTCTGGAGAGCTTCTTCTTTTATAAACCCTGCAAAAGGATATGTTCCAATAATAGCTAATATTGCTGCTGGATTTGTTACTGTCTTAGCTAAATAACCTAAAGTAAGCATTTGTGATTTAGAATGTGCTCCATATCTTGATGTAACTGATGCTGTTTTTGGAAGAGCTTTAAATAACTTATCTACAATAGTTGTTCCACCTTTTCCTATAAATGCTCTCTGGGTTGTAAGTGATGCCTTACCTATTGTTGCAGTTCTTGTAATTACTGCTGTCTGTCCTGCAGCTGTTCCTGCTCCAAAAACTCCTGTTATATAACCTATTCCTGTAACTGCTCCTAATGTTGCGGCTAATACTGCAGTTGTTTTTAAACTTCCTAAATCCCCAACTGGCTTTTCCCAGCTTCTTTTAATTTGTTCAGTTAAATTAAATCTTGCCTTTTCTGATTCAGCTTTTACATCTTTTTTTTCTTCAGGTTTTCCTAATCTTATAACTGCTTCTTTTTTAGAAGGCATAATTGCTTTTATAGTTTCAGGTTTTATAGGTGTTTTTTTAACTATTAGTCCCCCTCTCTCTTCTCTTTGGCTTGCTCTTTCCCTCTCTATATTTTGACTCGGTCTTTCTAATCTCTCTTCTCTTTGGCTTGCTCTTTCCCTCTCTATATTTTGACTCGCTCTTTCTCTTTCCTTTTGACTTTTCCTTTTCTTTTCCCAAAACTTAGCTCTTTCTGGAGCTTTTGCTGCTGTTCTTTTTCTTGCTGCTCTCTTTTCTGCTTTAGTCCATACCATTTTATTTTAAAGATTTAGGTGTTGGAATTACAACCCCTATTGCTCCTGCAATAACAGCGACGACAAGAGTTAAATATGCTCCATTAACTCCATTATATAAAGCCCATGCTTCTAATAAAGTTAGGCATATTAGCCCTGTTATTATTACATTTGTTTTCATGGATACCTCCAGTCTATTTCATGTCTATACATTCTGATTGCATTTATAATCTCTTTTTTATTAATGTCAAGCTCATATCCTTTTATATCTAAAAAGTAGATTGCTTTATCTACACCCCAATTTAACGTCGCTGTTGCTCCTATTCCTGCACCTATTATCCCCCCTATTAGCAGAAATATAACTGCTATTACTATCCTCTTTTTCCCTTCAGTACTTATTTTAAAATAATTTTTCATTGTCCTTCTCCTGCTGTCATTTCACTTGGTTTTGCTGCTCCCTGCTCTTCATCTTTTGCTTTATCTGACAATAATTCTTTTTCTAAACTTGCAGGAAACTCTAACTCTATTACAAGATTTAACTGTTCTAATATCTGCTCTTCAATAAATAACTGTTCTTCTTCTATATTCTGCTGGAATGCAAGATAAGCAATCTTAGCACTGGCTTCTGTGAAAGCTCTTGAACTCCCTATAATTATCTTAGGCACTCCAACAGCTTCATAAAAATACTCATTTAAACTATCAATCCATGGAAGAGGATTTAATGTTGCATTTGTAGGAACAGCTAATAACTCATGTTCTACTGCTCCTTTTGGAATATATATATTTTCTCTGCCTTTATTTGCTGCTTCTGTTGTATTTACAAATTTAGCAATCTCAGTTGTGTCATCTGTATCCAGATGCCAGACATGAATAGGAAATACATTTCTATGCAATAATATTTTAAAGTCGTCCATAGCTTCATTTCTCATTAAAATAATTGTTGTTAGTTTTTCAATAATACTAACTCCATGGATTTCATCTGCAACTCTGTTTCTCGCAAAGTGTAGTATATCTAATGGGTCAAACTTTCTACGAACTATCTGTCCTGCTTTAGAGGTTTGTTCATATCTTTTAATCCTTCCTTTTCTATCAACAACAATTCTTATAACCCCAGGGTCTAATGGCTTTAGATTAATTAGATTTCCTTCTTCATCTCTTATGATTTCACAAAAACTATCTCCTCCAATATTGTATGTTCTTATGCAGTTTTCTAAGATTGTATTAAATGTATCAGCTCCCCATCCATTAATAGTATCAAGAAGCATAGTTGTTTCTTCATCTGCTTTAAATCCCTTGCCTACAGTCCATGTAGCTTTAGCATCTATTGCTGTATTTAACTCTGGAATTGTTTTATAATATCCTAAATATTGGGACCAAAGAGTATTATCCCAATATGTTTCTGGTTGTTCTCCAGCTGCATCTGTCTGAACTGCATCAACAGAAAAATCTACAAGTGTTGATGTGCTTGTTGCTGCTGAACCTATTTTTGTTTCTGGCATTTTATTTGCCCTCTAAAGCAATAACTCTTTTTATTAAGTCGTTTATTTTATTAGTTAAAACTTTATTATTGTTTCTCTCTTCTTCTTTTTCTTCTGGGGTTTGTAATGTTTTCATTTTATATTAAATATTTTATTACTACTGTGTAAATTTTATCTGCATCATCGAGGGTTGTAGAGCTTACATAATAAACCCAAACTTTATTATCTACAACCTGACTTCTTGCAACAAGAGGGATTGTTCCAGGAGTTCCATCTAGATTGACTTGGATTATACTCTCTCTTGTGGTCATATCTGATACATTGGCTCTTATAAATGTTATTTGTTCTCCTGCGGTATTTCCATAAGCAATAAATTCAATCATCTCTGCCCCATCAGGTAAATGAACAGGAGCATAAAATACTTCCGTGGCCCCTGAGTCGGGTTTTGTTCCTGTATATAAATATTCAACATTATCTACATCAGGATTTCTTGAAGTAAATTGACAAAAAGGGATATTATAATATTTTACTTCTTTCCTTCTATCATCTCCTTCCCCTTCTCCCCCAGAAGTTTTAAACAATCCTTTTCCAAAATTCAATGCCATGGTTTTATTTTTATAACCTCCATATATTCTGCAAAAATAGGATTTATTACTTCTTTTCTCTGCTCCCATGGAACAGCTAACCCTGCATCTACTATTGCCTGGTTCATACTTAATCCTTTATGTATTACTTCTCCTAATATTCTCCCCCACCTTGAAATTCTATTATCCATGTTTATTAATATATTAACTTCTTCTCCTAATATTCTCTCTGCTAACCAGTCTCTTCCTTCTTTACCACCTTTTTCATTCATTTCTGGAGCTGAGATGTCTGATAATCTTATTGGAAAATCAAAATCTCTCTCATCCCATAATACTCTTATTGTATCTCCGTCTGTGACTTTAATCACTTTTGCTCTAAAATCTTCTGTGATTTGCTTATGAGGGCTTTCAAAATAATAGATTTCCATCTGCCTGTTTGTTAGCTCTGGAAATCTTTTAAAGTCATGCATTTGTTATAAAGTCCTGTGTTTTTTTATCTCTGAGTATTGATAATCCTCTTAAAGCACTGTCTCTTAAAACATTAATCATATCTTCTGCTTCAATACGTGTGGTAAATCCTGACATATCATAAGATATTATATTTATTGCAGCCAAGTCTGAACATACTCCTTCTAATATATATTTCACAGATGGAGAAAGAGTTGCATAAGCTCCACTTAAATCATTTCTCATAGCTGAATATATTGTGCTTTCAGCTTGTAATATTGCATAATCATACTGAGCTTCTGTAAGTGTTGGAGCATTTGCTCCAGCTTTAAATACAGCTACCCCTGATAAACATAATGTTCCCATTATCTTTTTCTCCTCTTTTTCTTATGTTTTCCGCATGGCATACTATTTCTATCTTATCCAAATATTTAAACCTTTGTCTTTTACACACCATGCAGCCCTAATTAGTCCTTCTACAATATGTGTATAACTCCCGTGTATTCTTAAGGTTCTTTTACCATATTTGTCGTCGGTATATTCTGCCTGAACACTTCTTAAACTTAACATAATCTCTGGGTCATCTAATAAATTAATTTCTCCTCTTTCCATTAATCTTAATAAATTATTATATAAATCTTCTTTCATCAGAGGAGCTTTTTTTCCATCTTTTATTTTTCCTTTTTTCCATACTCCTCTGTCAATACTCCTTCTTGCATTATTAATTGCTATTGTTTTTCTTCTTGTGCTTTCTTCCATCATTAGTTGAGAAAAAACACCAAATCCCATTCCTCCATCATCTATGTATATTCTCCTAAAGTGATATAATATCTCTAAATCTTTAATCTGATTTGTAACTTCCTGTGTATAAGTTTTTCTGGGATCAAATTTGTTTTCAACATGAGTTAATCTTCCATCTTTTTCTTTCAGAACTTCATATGTACTCTCATCTTCTCCAAAACCTGCAACATCAACACCTAAATAATAATTTCCTTGTGAAATTCCTGCTCTTTGCAAAGTCATACATTTTTTAATAAGTTCTGTAGGGAAGAATTGTCTTAATTCATCAATAAACTCTCCTAAATATTCCTGAGCATATTGCAGTTTAGTCATCCTTTTACGCTCTTGTGCTAAAAATGCTTCATTTCTTCTTGGACAATCTTCAGCTGACACATGAAAAGTTGTAAATGTGTCATCTTCAAAAGCTCTATAGAAATATCCAGCTTTACCACATGGTGTTGATAATAAGATTATATTTCCTCGAGTAACTGCAAGCATAGGTGTAACTGCTGTCCACACTTCTTCAGGGATAAATGCTGCTTCATCTGCAATAAGGAGATTAACTGTGTATCCGCGGATACCGTATCCATCAAGCCCAGTTGGCAAACAATGGATGACTGAACCATTTGTAAGCATGATTTTATGTTTTGTAGGTCGGTCTTTACCACGCTTAATATGTTTTTTGTAGTTTTCATAAATATAATTTAAAATTTTATCAAATAATAGTCTTGCCTGCCTTTCTACAGATGCAATTACTAATATTACTTTGCATGCGTTATTTACTGCAAAATCTCCTGCTTTTATTGATATAATAGTTGATTTGCCTACTTGCCTGCCAGAACGCAGGCATAAGTTTCCTTTTGTTTTTAATACCTCTTCTTGCCAGTCATCTAATTTTAGGTTCATAGTTTTCAAATACACCTGCAGCTTCAAGGCTCTTTTTAAAATGGTCTACAAATATAGCAAATTTGTGAGACACATCATCTATTGCTTCAAGAGCTGCAATCATCCACTCTGATGATGTTCTTTTGTCTTGGTTGGGGAAGGCTTCGGACATTTTAACATTTCAGCTGTAACAAAAGCTAAGACATGCTTATTGATTTTTCCTGTCATAGTATCATTCTTAACAGTATTTTCAATCTGCTTTCTTAGATTGTTCCAGTCTTCTCGTTTAATTTCCATCGTAATACAGCATTAAGAACTGGCTGAAGCTTAGCTTTGCCATTATGCTCTAATGCATTTTTAAGAGCATATGCTTTTATTAGTTTTTTAAGTTTATTTTCCATTTTTAGCTAATGACCAAATTGCATATAACCATATTCCAAAAAACCACAATCCTATCCACATTTCAGGTCTCATATTTTAATTTTCCATTTATGCAATTTTATTTCTTTAATAACTCCTGTTTCTCTTAAGAGTTTTAATGTTGCTGTTATAATGTTTTCTGTGCCTGCAATCTTTCTAATAATCAAATTTCTCAAATCCTGTGTATATATGTAATTTCTTTTAGAATTATACATATATTCTTTTAAAACCTTAAGAGCTTTAGCATATCTTGATTGTGCCATATATATATATAGATTTAGACTATTTAAATGTTTGTGTTATACACTATCTTTTTCCTGCTAAGCAAAGCATAGTGCCTAAATTAAGATAAATCAATATAAGCAGTAGACTACTAACTGACGTAGTCATACTGCCTGCTTAGTGATTTATGCCCGAAAAACAGGCTCAATAGAAGATAATTAATCAACCTGACTATTGAGAGAGACTTACTCTACCTGCCGCTTTGATTTACTTCTTAAATGTTCTTCTTTATTTTGTCTTCTTGTTTCTTCTAATAACATTTCTCTTATTTCGAGAATACCACCTTCTCTCCAACCATTTTCTCTTAAAAGTGGTGATAGTTGATTATTTGGGAATGGAAGTGAGAATTTCATATATATTATAATATTTTATTTTTTAAAAATAATGTTATAGTGTAATGTATATACTGCAGTGTTATAGTTATAAATAATGTTTCTGGGGTTGTGTATATACAAACAAACAAACAAACAAAGCAATCGCATAAAAGCAAATCAATCAAGTTAATCAAGGCAATCAAGTTAATCAAGGTAGGGTGGGCGGGGCAGGGCAGGTGGATTAAGTGGGTTTGGCTGAGCAATACTGTTAAGGCTCAGCCAAACAAAAGCTTTAAATTGGACCAAGCGAAAGCTTGAGCCGAAGGCGTGTCCTTTTAAAGCTTTTAACCATGATTTAGAATGCCTCAACCAAAGCATCAACGAACGCCTCGACCAAAGCCTTGATAGCAGTGACCGACTTTGGCATCACCACCCCCTGCGCCCGGTACGCCAGTCAGGAGCTGGAGGAAAAAGGGTACGAGA